AATACGAAATCGGCTTGCCTGACTTCGGCACGACGCAGATCGATTTCAACTTTGCCCCGCTGACGGCAGTGCAAGGCGCGCTGCACGACTTCTACCTCAGCGGCGAGAAGATGGCGGTGCAGGTCGTGTTGCCGAACGCGGGTGGCAACATGGTTCAACTCGGCTTCGTGCAGCAGGAGTCGGAAACGGCGGCGGTCGGCGGGCTGTACACGGCGAGCGCGACCATCCGTAACACGGGCAACAGGTACGACTACTAACCATGAACCGCGACCAACTCATAACAGCAATGCAGCAAACGGCGATTGAGAAACCTCGCAAGGTTGAGGTTCCGGTTTGGGGCGCGGTATACGTTCGCGCCCTGACCGTCGCCGAGGTCGAGGCGCAGACCGACGACACGACCGACAAGAAGGACAAGAATCGCCTTGCCCGCGCGGCAGCGCGCGTGCTGTGCGACGAGGCGGGCAAGCGATTGTTTGATCCCGACAACGCGGGCGATGTGCAGTTGCTTGCCTCGCAGCCGTGGAAGCTATTGCGGCAGGTGCTATCCGACACGGATGACGAAGCGGGAAACTGACAGGGCGTCAGGAGTTCCTCATGGACTTGGCGCTTGAATTGGGACAGCCAGCGGAACTGCTCGCGCGCACGATGACCGAGCGCGAGTTCCAACGCTGGCAGAAGTATGCCCGCAGCCGACTGCTGCCCACGCGGCGCGTGGAGTATTACATGGCGCAGATTGCACAGTTGATTGCGATCACGATGGGCGGGGCGAAGGATGTCGGGCTGCAAGATTACCTGATTGAACTGCGGCAGGAGGAAGTGGCCGAGGTAGTCGATCTTGAGGCGGCGCGTAAGGCGTTCGGCTACAACCCGCGAAGGAAGGAGCAGTAATGGCCAGTAGCCTTGGTGGGTTGGTTGTCACGCTCGGACTCGACGCGGCGGAGTTCTTCACCGGGCTAACCAAGTCGGAGCAGCAGGCCAAGAAGTTTGCAGCGCAGCTAGATAAGCAGATAGCCTCTGCCGCAAAGTTTGCCGCAGCCAATTTCGTAATTCTTGAAGGCGCGATTTTGGGCGCGGCGTTAGCCATCAACCACCTTGTTGATCAGGCTGCTAGTTTCAAGGACATCGAGGAGAAAACGGGGGCCAGCGCGGAGACTCTTGCGCAATTCTCTGTTGCTGCGAAGGTTGCCGGCACCACTGTAGATGATGTCGCCGCAGCCATGAATAAGCTCGCCAAGAATTTGACCGGCGTGGATGATGATTCAAAGGCGGCTGGAGCGGCGTTGTCGGCGCTGGGCATTCCGATAGCGGAGTTCAAGACGTTAGACCCTGCGGCGCAGATGGAGGCCGTAGCCAAGGCGCTTGGTGGGTTTGAGGACGGGGCACAGAAAAGCGCGGTAGCCATGGCGCTGTTCGGGAAAGCCGGTGCCAATCTTCTGCCTTTCTTCAAGGAGCTTGAGCAGAGCGGCAAGGGTAACGTAATACTGACGCAGGCGCAGATTGAGAAAGCGGACGAGTTTGCGGATGCACAAAAAAGAGTCTCGGCGCAGATCAACCTGTACGCGCAGGCGCTCGCTGTAGAGGCGCTTCCTGCCATCACGGGGTTCATTACCGCAGGCAAGGAGACCATCAACCAGATACTTGGCATCGACAAAGCTACCAGCGATCTTGTTAAAAACGCGGCGATTAGATCGTGGGCGGAGGATGCGGCACGAAGCATTGCGTTTGTAGTGGATGCGGTTGACGGGCTTATCCGGGCGTTCCAAGGAGTCGGGCTTACTGCTGGAGCAGGCATGGCACAAGTTGCTGCTGCCGCTAAGTTCCAGTTTGGTGAGGTGTACCGTATCGGCAAGGAATGGCAAGCCGATATGTCGGCGTTGCTTGAGCGGCCACTGTTCTCGTCAAAGCTGAATACCGCATTCACGAACCAGCGGGAAGTTGAAGCATTGCGTAGACAGGACGATCGCGGGTTCAAGCCGCCGGGTAAGAAACTTGACTTCGAAGGCGCGCAGAAAAAGGATAAGGGCGGCGTAGACAAAGCAACGCAGGAAGCGAAGCGGCTGCTGGACGTAGAGTTGAAAGCGCAGGACCGGGCGATCCGGATGGAGGAACAACTACAGAAGGAGCGCGTTCACTTTCTGCAAGCGTCATACGAGGACGATCTGATCAACTACCGCGACTACTTCGCGGAGAAGCAGCGCCTGCTTGATGAGTCCCAAGCCAAGATACTCGCGGCGCAGCAGGCGCAGATTGACGCGGCGCAGACGTTTGCCAATCGCCCCGGCTTGAAGACTGACGAGAAGGCGGCTGCGGACGAGAAGGTGCTGGCGCTGATCGACAAACGCAACGAGGCCATACGCGCGGGCGAGGTCGCGGCCTTTGATGCGCAGCGGGCGCTGAACAAGGAGGCGTTGGCGTACACCGATATTCTGGATGAGACGAAGGCGAAGGTGCTTGAACTGGCGGGCGACTTGGAGGGCGCTGCGGCAATTCGCTTTGACAAACAGAACAGAAGCACCAGTGCAATATTCAGACGCGAAGGGAACACCGAAGGGCAGGCGCAACTCGACTCCCTGAAGAAACAGGAACTGGCTAACGTCGCGCTAGGCAAGGCGTCGCGCGAATACGGACTGATCCAAGCCAAGTTAGGCAACGAGCAGGCGCGCATCGATCTCGCCGTGAGGTCGGGCGCCAGCACAACAATCGACGCCATCAACAAGCGGTCCGAGGTTACGCAGAAGTTTGTCACGCAGTTGTCGGCAAAAGCAGATGAGGCCGCAGCCGCTATCGCGCGCATGGTACCGGGGCCGGAACAGGACGCTGCTATCGCCGGGCTGGAGCGGATGCGGTTGGAGATCGAAACGCTGGCGCAATCTGCCTACGAACTTGAGGACTCGTTCCGTAAGACGTTTGAGGACACGTTCGCCAATGCACTGACAGATGTGGTGACGGGCACCAAGTCCGTGAAGGAAGCATTCAAGGATATGGAGAAACAGATCATCGCCAGCATCAGCCGCATCGCGTCGCAGAACATTGCGGAGTCCATCTTCGGGCAAGCGGGTCCGGCGAGCGGGGCCAGTGGGTTCCTCGCGAGTCTGTTTGGTGGGGCGAGCAGGGGCGGCGGTTCAGGGTCGGGCGGCATCGGAAGTCTTATCTCGTCGCTGTTCGGGGGTGGCGAAACATTCCAATTTGGGCGCGCGATTGGCGGTCCGGTTTCAGCTGGTCAGTCGTACCTTGTGGGCGAGCGGGGGCCAGAACTGTTCCAGCCGCGAGCAGCGGGCAACATCGTTCCGAACCACGAACTGGAAGCGCGGCGCGCTCGGCGTTCGGGCGATGTGAATATCAGCATCAGCGTGCCGGGTAACGTGTCGCGTTCCACTGCCGATCAGATCGCATTGAAGTCGGGCGCGGCGGTACAACGTGCCATCAACCGCAATGGGTGACGCATGGCCTTCCTAGAAATCCCGCGCTTCCCTGAAAAGATTTCCTTCGGTGCTACCGGTGGGCCGACGTGGCAGACTGAAATCGCGATGCTGGATTCTGGCTACGAATACACGAACCAGAATTGGTCGCAGGCGCGAGCGAGGTATGAGGTATCGCACGATGCGCGGCGCCCTGAGTTGTTCGCGGAACTGCTCGACTTCTACATGGCGGTTAAGGGTCGCGCCAACTCGTTCCGGTTCAAGGATTGGAGTGACTACAGCGCGACGGTTACGCAGGGCATCTTCAGTATGCTTACCGCGACCACGTTCCAGATGTACAAGACCTATCCGGCAGGCGCGTTAAGCTACCAACGAAAGATCATCAAGCCAGTGTCCACAATCACTGTGGTCGGCGGGTCGGGCGTCAGCGTGAATTACACGACCGGCGTGGTCACAGTGTCGAGCGGCACGCCTACCGCGTGGTACGGCGACTTCGATGTGCCGGTGAGATTTGACACTGACATGATGCAGGCGCAGATCATCAACAAGTCGAACGCTGCGGGCTTGATTCAAGGCTGGCAATCTATCTCGTTGGTCGAGGTTCGACTATGACAGGTGTCCGCGCTCCGAATATCACGGGCGCAGTCTTTGGACGCTTAACGGTCTTGCATCGTCATGGTCGCAATCGCAATGCCGCGACTTGGCTTTGCGTATGCAAATGCGGGACCGAAACGATTGCAGAAGCTCGCATGCTACGTCGAGGCACAACGCAATCGTGTGGATGTCTGCGCCGAGAGAGCGTGATTGCGGTAAGCAAGACACACGGCATGAGCAAAACGCGTACGTTCGCGATTTGGCGTGGGATGATTCACCGATGCGGAAACAAGAATGCCACCGAGTATATGCGTTATGGTGGGCGCGGGATCACGGTATGTAAGCAGTGGCTAGAGTTCAGCAGCTTTCTTGTTGATATGGGCGAGGCTCCAGCAGGACTTACGATTGACCGTATAGATAACGACGACGGTTATCGTCCAGAAAATTGCAGATGGGCGACGCGCAGGGAGCAGCAAAATAACCTCTCATCGAATCGAAGAATTACATTTAACGGTCTTACGCTAACGGTAACGCAATGGGCTGACAAAGTTGGCATGAGTAGGAGTTTTCTTTGGCAACGGCTATTTCGTGACGAATGGCCGATAAAGCGCGCATTGCAAAGATGAAACAAGTCTCGACAGCATTAAAACTGCACCTTGCGCTGCCGTCGCAGACGATGGCGACGTGCTGGCGCGCGGTGCTGGAGAACGGTAGCACCTACGGCTTCACCGATCACGACGCCAACCTCGTCGGGTCGGGCTGGTCCGGTGCCGATACGGTGCTGCACGGAACATACTTGGCGGGCAGCGGGTTCAACGCCAGCAGCATTGCGACCAGTGATGCGCTCAACGTAGACAACACCGACGCGCATGGCGTGCTGGTGTCGCCAGCGATTACCGACGCCGATCTGCGGGCGGGCCTGTGGGACTTCGCGCGCATCTACATCTTTCAAGTGAACTGGAACGACCTGACCATGGGGCCGCTGTATCAGCGCGTCGGCTGGTTGGGTGAAGTCACGACAGGCAGGACGACGTTCAAAGCTGAACTGCGTGGACTCATGCAGTTGTACACGCGCACGCTGGTGGAACTTACGTCGCCCATGTGCCGCGCCAATCTTGGCGACGTTCGGTGCAAGGTTGATCTGGTGAACGATTCTCCGCCGTTCACTGCGGGCGCGTCGGTGGACAGCGTGAACGCAGACAACCAGACGTTTTACTCGGCCGCGTTGACTGCGGCGGGGCCGAGTACCGGCGTGGCAATTACCGGAGTGTCAAACGCGAACCCCGGCGTGGTGACGCTGGCGAATGACAGCCTGCATTTGGTCGAGGGGCAAGCGGTCACGATATCGGGCGTGCTGGGCATGGAGGTTATCAACACTGTCACCATTGCGCGCAACCCTACCGCGACCACGTTTGAGTTGCGCATTGACACTTCGGATACCGGCGACTATCCGCCCTACACTTCGGGCGGCACCGTCACGCCGTTGGGCGGCGGGTCGGGGTATTACCAATTCGGCATCGTGACTTGGTTGACCGGCCTGAACGCGGGGCTGTCGATGGAGGTCAAGTCCTATGTGCCGGGACAAGTCACGCTCGCGCTGCCCATGCCCTACGCAATCTCGGACGGTTCGCCCATTGACACGTTCACCATCAGCGCCGGGTGCGACAAGTCGATGACGACCTGCAGAGACAGGTTCAACAACATCGTCAACTTCAGGGGTGAGCCATACCTGCCGGGCATAGACAAGATCATCCAAGTAGGAAGGCACACATGAACCGCGCTGCGGTGCTTGCAGAAGCGCGTAGCTGGCTCGGTACGCGCTGGCAGCATCAGGCCCGGAGCAAGGGCGTGGGGTGCGATTGCATCGGGTTTGTGGCGGGGGTCGCGCTCGCTGTCGGGCTGGACGACGCTACTCGGTTCTTCAGGGACATGGACACTGAGGGTTACGGGCGCGAACCGAATAGCACGATGCTGTTGCGGGTCTGCTTCAGATACCTCGACCCCATTGCGTTGAGCGACGCAGTACCCGGCGACATTCTGTTGATGAGGTTCAAAAGCGAGCCGCAGCACTTCGGGCTGTTATCGCAACGCGACCCTGACTACATGCTCCACGCCTACGCGCAGGCGCGCAAGGTTGTGGAGAACAGAATCGACGCGGTGTGGAAGTCGCGGATAGTGGGCGCGTGGAAATTCAGAGAGCTGGATGGCTAGTCTTGCGCTAGGCGTTGCTGGTGCCGCAATCGGTTCGTTCTTCGGGCCGTTGGGGACGAGCATCGGCTGGTCAGTGGGCGCGGCATTGGGCGGGGCGTTGTTTGCCAAAGGGCAGAGTGGCCCGCGCCTGTCAGACCTGCGAGTGCAGGGCAACAGTTACGGCGCACCGATCCCCATCGGGTACGGTACGATCCGAATTGCGGGCACTGTTATCTGGTCGACTGACCTTGTGGAGCATAAGGAGAAGTCAGGCGGCAAAGGCGGGCCGAAGATCACGACCTACACCTACACGGTATCGTGTGCCATTCAACTGTTGCAGACGAGCGCGATTGGCGGCGCGGGCACGCTGGTAGAGCGCCCTATCGTCGGAATCTTGCGTGTCTGGGCAGACAACCGCTTGATCTTCGGCGAGGGCTCGCCCGGCGACACGTTGCCTATGACGATCTACTACGGAGATGAAGGTCAGTTGCCGGACCCGACAATGGAAGCAGAGGAGGGCGTTGGCAACGTGCCAGCCTATCGTGGCACCGCTTACGTTGTGTTCACCGATTGGGCGCTGGCTGAGTTCGGGAACCGGATTCCAAACCTGACGTTTGAAGTCGTATGCAATGGCAAAATAGGTCTTGAGGTCTACGCCGAGTGGCCGGTCGATTTTAGCTTTCCAGAAGATCAATCAGTTTATAGTTACCCGTACCTGTTGAATGGTGTGGACTCGTCGGTGTCGGGGCAGATAACGATGCACCGCTATCGCGGCGGTCAGGACTATGTTGGTGTTGGATTCCCCGGCGATTTCGAATACTCGTACACCAGTCGCACGTTTGACTTGTTCGGCAATCTGCTTTCGTCGGTGGCGGAAACGAATACTGCTGTCCCGTACAACATCAACGGGTGGGACTTGTACGGCACCATCAACAACGGCATCGCGTACACGTCAGGACAAGTTCAACTTGTTTGCAATTCTGTCACCATCTACGTCAACACATTTCAATGGCTGAAGGACGGGGTGCAGACGTACACTCCGCCGGACCTGTGTTCATACGCGGATGGGGCTACTGTCAATCTAGGAATTTCGTCAGGGCCGATATACTGGGCCGACAACGTGTATGCAATTGCGGGAGGGATAGGGTTCCCGATACTCAGACGTTGGCCTGCGCCGGGTGGCGAATGTTACACCAAGGATTACGACGCATCATTCGATCTCAGCGACTACACCCACGACAGCGCAGTAGCGGGTGGAGGCGATCTTAATATTGGCGATGACGGCTACCTGTACTGTCGCGTAAGTTACTTTGGTGGCGCGGGTCCAGATCCTAGTGTGCTCGGAGGGTGGGGCATAAAGTTGCTCAAGTTCGACGCCGACTTGAATCTGATCGAGGCGCGTCTGAATACGGAGTTGGTAGGAGATGTGTTTGGCTATACGTTTGGGGTGCCCGGCTTCTCGTCTATGGTGGTCTATCGCGGGTACTACATCTCGCATAACAACTCGGGGCACTACAACCTTAATCCGCAGTATGTGCTGTGGCGGCTGAACGCTGACCACACTATGACGTTCGTGGACGAAATCGATCCGTTGCCCGTGTCGAACGGCGACAGCCCTCCGGCGTTTCAGTATGGAACGCAGTTGATCTACATCGGCAATGGATTCGCTGCGACGCGAGGCGGCATCATCAAGCTGGGCGGCGGCGGGATTACGTTGGGAGAAATCGTAGCCGATGTCTCGGACCGCTGCCGTTACACCACAGCGCAATACAACGTGTCAGAACTTACCGATGTGGTAAAGGGCTATGTGCTCGGGTCAAGGATGAACGGGCGTGCCGCAATCGACGTGCTGCGCCCAGTCTATCAGTTCGGCGCAGTTGAGTCTAACCAGACGGTGAAGTTCCGCAAGTGGACCGGCATCATCGATGCGGAGATTCCCGACGCTGATCTTGGCGCGCGTCCTGCGGGCGACGACCCTGTGGAACTGCTGGAGACTTCGCACGCGCTAGAGGCTGATCTTCCACGACAGATAGACGCGGTGTACATCAATATCGGCATGGACTATCAGGACGGGCACCAGCTACGGCAGCGTGAGGTTACGTCGTCGGAGTTGGATGTGACGGTAGCCATGCCTGTCGTGCTGATGGACGACGAGGCGTTGCGCGCGGCCGAGGTGCTGCTGTTCAACGCGTGGATAGAGCGCGACAGGTTCCACCTACAGTTGCCGCGCAAGTGGTCGCATCTGGAACCAACCGACGTTATCAGTGTACGCGGCAGGTCGATGAGGCTGACTGACAAGACGGAGGTTGGCTACACGCATCTGGAATTCGACGCGCTCGGCACCGTGGTTAACGTATTCGTCAACGCGCCCGCTGCGGTAGCGCCGATTGGATTCGTGCCGCAACCTACGCCTATACCAAACCATACGGACTTGCTACTGTTAGACATACCGCTGATCTCGGATGGCGATTTTACCAATGGGTTCTACGCTGCGGTGGCAGGGCGGTCGGCAAGCGGCTGGCCCGGTGCTGCGTTCATGAAGTCCATAGATGGAGGCGTCAACTACACCAACATCGACAACACTTCCGTGGCGTATGGGATCGGCACGGCGACGACGGTGCTAGGAACGTTCACTGGCGGCAACATCTTCGACGAAACCAACAGCGTAACGGTTCGCATGACGCTAGGCAGTCCTGAGTTGGTGAGTTCCAACACGTTGGGCGTACTAAACGGCGCGAATATGGCTGTGCTTGGCAGCGAGGTCATCCAGTTCCGCACCGCGACGCTGGTGGCTGCGCGCACCTACACATTGTCTGGGTTGCTGCGCGGGCGCCGGGGGTCGGATTCGTTCATCAGCACGCACGGGTATGAGGAACGATTCGCGCTGCTGCCCGTACATAACTTGGAGGGACAGGGCGGGGAACTCGGGCAGGCGCGGCAATACAAAGCGATCACGCTAGGGTCCACGCTTGCGAGCGAGTCGGCGCAGACGTTCACCAACACCGGCATCGCGTTGAAGTGTTATGCGCCTGTCCAGCTTGGTGGGGGACGAAATGGCGCGAGGGATGTTACGTTTACATGGGTGCGCCGCACGCGCATCGGCGGGTCGTGGCTCGACAACGTGGACAGTCCTCTATCGGAACCGCTGGAGTTTTACCTGTTAAGGATTTACTCCAACAGTTCGTATGCCACCGTACTGCGCGAGGTTGCTTCCTTTATTCAAGACTTTCCGGGCTACACCGTCGCGTTGCAAACGACTGACTTCGGATCGGCGCAGGCTTTGATTTATTTCGGCGTGCTACAGGTCGGCGCGTATGGTAACGGTTACGAGGCGCGGGGTTCGGTATGAGTAACCAAAACGTAAACCCCGGAGTCGGTACTATCGTTGTGTCGGGGAACGCGCCCAACGTATCACAGAGTCCACCTGTCGAAACGCTGGATCAGATCATCTCGACGCAGCACATTATCACCTTTAACGAACTCGCCAATGCGTGTTCGGCCGCTGTGCTTTACGGCGTGCGGCAATCAAAAACGAACGGCCTGAAGCTGACGCTGTACGGTGGGATGTTCAACGGCAGCGTCGGCCCAGTAGCAATAGCGGACACGTCGTTGGTACTGACGGCAAGCATGACCAATTACATTTACGCGGACACAGCGGGGTTGGTGCAAAAGACAACGACGCTACCAACTGGATGGCCGGGGCCGATCTTGGCAGGCTATCGCGCGTTGTATCAACTGTTAACGGGCGCGGACAGCATTACCAGCGGGACTTGCTACGTTGTTGGCGCGGGACAGCCGGGGCCAACCGGACCGCAGGGGGCTATAGGGCCGACGGGCGATGGTCTGTGGTTGGAGCGGCGCAGAATTTGGGCGATGGTCGGGGATAACTATAATTACGACACGAGTATGCCGAAAGGGTTTGACGCTACCCTACTTGGCAGCAACGGGAACCGAGCACTTGGATCAACGTCATGGACGGAGTCGGTGGGGAGACACTTACAAGCTACGGGCGCTATTACGAATACCTCGGCAGGCGCGTACTCGACGTTCAATCATTGTACTCGTGGTAGCGCAAGCGGGCGCGGCGGATTCAATGTGGAACTGCGCTGGACTATTGAAGTGTCAGAAACGAACAACGCCAACATGCGTTCGTTTTTTGGGCTATACGATACCAGTGTTGGAGCGCCTTCAGCATCAAGTGATCCTTCCGCCATCGTGAACATGATCGGCGTTGGGTGCGATTCTGGCGAGTCGGTGCTGACGCTCATGCATAACGATGCGTCAGGCACGGCGACCAAAACGACGATAACTTCGGACGACAGCCCTACGGTTAGCTTTTCCTCCAAAGGAATCGCGACCATCTATGAACTGAAGTTGTGGTGTGCTGCGAATGCATCATCGATCAGCTACACGCTAACGGATGTAGTTAACAGTCATTCAACCACCGGCAGTATCAGCAGCGATCTTCCTGCCAGCACCGCGTTTCTCGGTTGGATCATGTGGATCAATACTGGCGCCACGGCAACATCTGTTGCGCTTGGGCTTGTGCAGGCCGTTGCCAATTCGAGGTACTGAACCATGACCTATAACTCCACTATAGCCCTCGACCAGATCAGCGAGAGCCAAAGCGCCAAGGCTACAACTGCCAACGCGCTATTCTCCGCGATGTCTCCTGCTGCCTTGTGGGGCATCAAAGCATCCGTAACCTCTGGTCTGTCGTTCGGCCTGTATGGCGGAGTCATGAACATCGCTGGCGTTCCTACTGTTAAAACATCACAGACGGTTACGCTAACTGCATCCACAACAAACTACATTTACGCGACAAGCGCGGGCGTAGTGACAAAGACGACGAGCATACCGGCAGGTTGGCCGGGGCCGCTTGCTACGGGCGCCATCGCTCTCTATCAATTGGTCGTAGGTTCGGCGTCGATCACGAGCGGAATTAAGTACGTCACTGGCACGGGTTCGCAGGGGGCGACAGGGATCGAGGGGGCGCAAGGTCCGGCGGGCACGGAGTTAGCTGCGTCGCGCAAGCGCTTGTGGCAGCCGATAGGTGGGGGCAGTACAACGCTCACCTATTGGGGCTTCAGCCCAGTCACATTGGTAGGCACAGGTACCACAGCGCGCACGTTAGCTTCATCATCGCTGCGCGAGTCCATCCCCTACGTTGGGTATCCGACTGCTGCGGGCGCGGGGTCGAGCGCACAAGTGTATCCGGCGAACAATTGGTGTTATCTCGGGAACGCGGCCGGGCGCGGAGGGTTTACCTTTTCGATGCGCTTCTGTTTTGAAAGTGCCTCATCCCCGGCGCAGCAACGATGCTTTTTTGGGCTGTTCGATAAGGTGACAGGTTCTTTTGCCAATGCCGAGCCGGATACGTTTATCAACATCATCGGAGTAGGAGCGAAGGCGGCAGAGGCCAACTTGTCACTTCTCTACAACGATGGCTCCGGTACTGCTACCAAAACGCTGATTAACTCTGACGGATCGCCGACAGTTAATTTCCCGGCGAGGGCTACGGATAACGTCTACGAATTTACCATGACCACGGTGGCTAATTCCGGCATAGTGTCGTACTCACTTACCAACATCAATACGGGCGACATAGCAACAGGAACCATCAGCAGCAACCTCCCAAGTAATACTACCTTCCTGACGTGGGTAGCATGGATCAATAACGGAACCACAGCTAGTAGTGCGGCAATGGGTATAATGCAGGTAGTAGGGGAGGCGCGGTATTAGCATGGAAAAAATCGCAGAATTACTAGAGCAGGCGGAACGACCGCTTGAGCGTGCATTGATTCTCATGCAGATGGAACAGTCACGAACGACGGCGGCGCTCACTATCGTGATTGAAAAACTCTCGGCAAACTTGGCGCAGCATACAAACTCTTTCGCGGATCACAGACGGGAGTTTGCCGCTTTGGACACAAAACTGGATAACCATATCGTCGAGGAAGGCGGGATGCTGACGTGGGGCTTGCGCGTATTTTCAGCGACCTGCGGAGCGTTGGTCCTCATCGCCGGGCTGTTGGGTACGTTCATTGCGCGTTACATTTTGGATGTGAACGACAAACAACAGATAAGCATCGATATCAATTCCAACCGGCTAACTGCGCTGGAGACGCTGGCGAGAAAACTTATGGAACA